AATAGCCAAACAAGCCTGTCTCAGAATCGCAGAGCTAATTGATTATCAAGGCGAATTGCCTTGTTTATATGGCTGGCACATATCAGACCTTGTGATTTATGACAAACCGAAAGAGTTAAGTGAGTTTGGGCTCGAACGGCCGCCGCAAAGTTGGTGTTATGTGCCCGCCGGGAGGAATAAATGATTATGGATAAAAAGATAGAACTGAAGAACTGCCCATGCTGCGGAGGCGGAGCAAAGCTTCTGGGGCAAAGAACATTTTATGTGGAGTGTCAAAAATGTTTTCTTGCAACGGACAGATATGCACGGCCGCAGTTCGCAGCGGAAGCATGGAATCAGTTCGCAGCGGAAGCATGGAATCGCAGGACGGAGGGGCAATTGAATGAGTGACTATATTGACCGTGCTGCACTCGGGATAGGCTTGTGTACCCGAGATGTTTTTGAGAACAAAGGTTATGCGGACGGCTGGAATGCCGCTGTTAAAATTTTAAAAGAAGCTCCTGCCGCTGATGTACAAGAGATTAAACATGGCGAATGGATTAAGATGTACAACAACCCTGACGATGGTAATTATTATTGTCCCGAATGTCATCACAGTATAGACATCGCGACTGGAAGAGAAACACCAATAGACCGTGAGTTTTTTTATTGCCCGCACTGCGGCGCAAAAATGAAAGGAGATTAGCTGTATGGATTGCAATAAAACAATAGACTTTTTGCTCGAAAGAAAGCGACTGTGTGATTCACAACATAACGGCATCGAACCGTGCGATGAATGTCCATTGGAGGATATATGCGACGAGCAGAGCAACGTAGAGATAATTAAAAGTGCCATTTCAAGACTCCAAAAATGGAGTGACAAGCACCCGAAAAAAACTTACGTACAAGATTTTTTGGAAAAATTTCCGAATGCGCGTATAGGTGATGACGGACTTCCGGCGGTGTGCAGAATGGAAGTTTACGGCACAAGATGCCCGAGTATTACCGGAGACAAGTGCACCATGTGTTGGTGCGAACCTATGGAGAAATAAACAAGTCAGACCCCCGCGCCGGGGAAAAGGTGAGGCGTCCGTAAGGGCGCTTCACGGGCTTGTATGCTG